CTCATGGTGTTTTGCTTTCGACTTGATTGGACCGACGGCCGTCAAGTTGCCACAAAAACACTTAACCCGTCTACAGAGAAAACTGTTTTTCTGTAGATTTTGAAGAAAACCCAATGTTTATGCGGGTCAAACAGGGGTCAAATTCCCTTCAGATCCACCAGACTGAGGGTCAGGTATTTCTGATCGTTGGTGGTGGCGTCGAAGTAACTGGCGATCACCTGGGTCTCGCGTTCCGAGTAGGAACGGTAGGGCTTCACCCGGGTGGCCAGGACCGCCGGGAACTCGGTGGGCTGGCCGTTCTCGGTCTGCCAGTTGCCCGAGGTGAAGCCGAACCGCCGGCACCAGGTCTGCAGGTTCTGCGGTGGGACGAACCAGTAGTCGGTGCCGAAACTGTCCTGGCTGGCAAAGCACTGCACGCCGTAGCCGGTCAGGAGATCGTAGCCGGCCTGATCGAGATACCAGGCGTCCTCGTCGAAGTCGGGCTCGTAGCCGGTGCCAAAGAAGGCAGGCAGGCCCGGCGCCTTGTCCATGGTGCAGAGGCAGTAGGAGCGGGTCCAGGAGTCGAGGCGCCATTGCATCAGGTTCCACAGCCAGGCGCTCTTGGGGATCTTGTGGAAAAATGGGCCGCTGCCGGGGCCGCTGTTCAGTGTCAGCAGGGGCCGGTAGGGAATATCGAACACATCGTCAATGTGGCCTCCGTTGTCGAACTTGATGGATGTCAGCCTGTCCTGGTAGGTGGCTACCGTGTTCGAGGTTTGGAGCGGCACCGTCGAGGCAAAACGAGATCCCTCTCGATCTTTAAATATGTCGTCGATCCCTGCCTGGAATAGACCAGTCGGCCCTTGTGCGAACTTCGGTGTTTTGTTTGGGCTGCCTGGGATCCGCACTGAGGCGTCGACACCATTGGGGCCGCCCCATTTGTTGACCCAGAAGTCAGCCTCGAATCCAGCGGTCGAAAGCTGATCAGGATCACCGAACTGGGCCCGCATCAGCTCGTTGTCGTAGTTGCCGGAGGAGAATCCCCAAGGGCCTCCTGGTGGGATAAAGGCAGCGTTGATCGAGCCTTGGTAGAACAGGCTGGAGGTCGCCACATTGTTGCCGATCTTGGTCGGGAACAGGTGGAACCATTGGCCGGTCACGGTGTTGACCCGGGAAGGCCCGATCAGCACCGTCTTGTCGCTTGAGGAAAAGTAGAAGTTCTGCCAGGCGCCCACACCGAACCCAGGGTCATGGTTCCTGACGTAGAGCTGGCCTGAGGTGGCATAGGCCTCGTAGTCGATCAGGAGGTTGCCGTCGATGCCAATAGGGTTGCCGACGCTGCAGACCAGGCCTTGCGGCGTAATCCTAAGCAGGGCCACTCGGTCCTCGGTGATGTCGTGGACATCATCGTAATTGTTCAGGAATCCCTCCTCAACAGCCAGCCGGCGCCGCACGTCGATGGCCTCGTCGAAGATCGTGGCCTCGTTGCCGGCAGACCAGAATCCCTGAGGATAAACCGTCGAGATCGTAAGCGGTGTGGTGCTGATCTGCCACCTGGGCGCCGTTGAATCGCAGAAGATGTTGCAATCGACCGGGCTGATCTCGATCAGGCCGCGGTCGCTGGTCAGCTCGATGCTGGTGGCATTCTGCACCACGGTGATTCCAAGGCCTTCCAGGCGCTGCACCAGGCTTCCAACACCCGGGAAGTTGACCAGTCGTTCCTCGGAGACCTCGCCGCTGGATCCGAAATAATACCGCACCCGGGCACGTCCCCAGGTGAACACCAGGTCGCCAAGTTGCTGCCTAAAGTCCCCTGGGTCGGCATAGGTGCCTGGGTAGACCTGCCGGATGTCGTGGTGCACCTCCGGGTCGATCTGGGCATCCATGGTGTGCATCCAGTCGAACATGATGAACGGGTTGGCCACATTGTTGGCCTGGGCGGACCGTTCCAAAGCCAGGAAGTCCGATGTGTTGGCGCCCTGCCAACTCGGTGGTCCCTCGGCAAAGAAGGGCACGTCCCCCGGGAAGTACGGGAAGAAATGGTAGCAGAACCCACCATTAGGCCAGCGCGTAGCCCAGGTGCCGTCCTGGCGGCGTCGGAAGGCCCGGACGGCTCCAGGACCAACGAACTGCCTGTCGGCGCTGCCATCGGGCAACTGCAGCAGCACCTGCACGGTCGAGGTGCCGCAGTTGTGGACACGCCAGCAGTCGTAACGCTGGTATGTGTTCAGGATCCGGAATTCGGTCAGGCCCTCAATGGCAATCTCGGCCACGGCCAGCCTGTGCTTGTGGATCCGGCCAGGGGGCAGTGTAGGGTCGGAAGGCCCGAGGCTGCCGCGCACATAGGACGTGAGCCCGGATCCGGCCTGTGGATCCCAGCCTAGGTGCACGTCGTATTCGATTCCGGCCACTTCACGGCGCAACAGCTCGTAGCTAAAGTGGATCTTGCCGACGTCGCAGGTAAACGGATCTCCCGTGGTGCTGTGGTGGTCGACGTAGACCTGGCCGCCGGCCACATCCAGGTGCTTGTTCTCCAGCTTCGACAGCTCGATCCGCGCGGCCACCTGGTTGTGCTCGTCCCGGTAGGTGCCGATGCCCGGGATGCTCGGGCTGGGTACGGCGCCGTCGTCCTTGAGCCTGAGGGCGGTCTCCGGGTCGTTCCGGTAGACATACCAGACGCCATACGGGAATGGCGCCGACCATTGGGCAAAGGGCGAGAACCGGGAACTCGCCCACAGCGGCCCCATGCCGTTCAGCGCTGCCTGGCACTTCTTATCGAATCGGCTGTAAAGGTTGTTCAGGTTTGCGGCCGTGAACATCTTGTCGAGCCTGCCAAGGGCGTATGGCATGATCAGTAGAACCAGGACTCTTCAGCCGTCTGCACCGTGGTCGAGCCCACCGCGGTCTTCAGCGTCGTTCCATTGGCATTCTGCTCGACCCGTTGGCCAGGCCCGGCGACGAGCTGGACCCGGCGCACGGCCTCGATCAGTTGATTGATGGCCCGGGCATGATCTGCCTTCAGGCCGCGCTCCGACAGCTTGGATGGCAGTTGAATTGGCATAGTTTAAATCTCGCAGAACTGGGCGAAGATCTTGACCGGGCTGTTCGAGGCTTTGACGTACATCGTCGCGTCGACCCAGGGGATCAGGATGAACTGCCCGGCCGGGATCTGGAATGAGTACGGCGAGGAAGGCCCGATAGAGACCGGGTTGACCAGATCCAGATTGACCACGAGGAGACGGTAGGGTGTGGACAAGTCGGCGGTAAGATCCAGCGTTTCGTCGGTCGTGCCGACCACCTGGGTCTGCTGGCCCATGTCGGTGCCGGTCATGTTGGCCACCGTGCTGTACGATTGTGAATTGATCACGGCGCCGCCCTTGCTGGCGTACAGCCGGGCGCTCATCTCGACTTCGTTTGCCATAGGGTTGGTCGATTAAACTTCGCAGAAGGTGGCCTGGATGGTCACCGCGGAGGTGTTAGCCAGCAGGTAGAGGGTGGCGCTGACGTAGGGGATCAGCATAGTCTCACCGGCCGGGATCCGCATGGTGTAGGTGCCGGAGACAAAACCCAGCTCGACGTAGTTGGTGTTATCCAGGTTGCTGATCAGCAGCTTGTAGGGGCTGGTGACATCGACCGGCACGTCGAGAGTCTCGACGGTCAGGCCGATCACCTGAGTCTGAGAGCCCATATCGGTGCCGACCATGGTGGCGCTCTTGGTGTAGGTTACTGAGGGCAAGTAGGCTCCGTTTTTGGAAGCGTACAGCCGGGCGGTCATTTGAATTTCGTCTGCCATAGAGGTGTATTAGTTGAGGTTAAAAGAAGGGGTAGACCAATGTGTCGTAGGGGGCAAAAGTCCAAGCGATCACCTGCTCGACCTGGTTGGTCTTGGTGATCAGGCTGGTCGAGTAGTTTGTCTGCTTCCAGCCCCAGGCCGTCCCTACGGGCGCCAAGGCCTGGCCGGTAGTTTGGTCGATGGGTGTCGTAGGAAGCATTGAGACCACCGAAAAAGGAAGATTCCAGGCTGTGGCAAATGATTCCCTGGTGTAGACCGGAGGGATTCCGTTGGGAACTTGAGGCAGCCCAAGGTTGCCGCTGAAGGTTGCGATCCTGGTCAGACTGACCCGGGCTGTTGGGAAGGTGTCCTGGCCTCGGTAAAGCATCTGCCAGACCTTCTGAGCCAATGGCAGCGTCGAGATGTTGCTCTCCTGAATGCCTGGTAGCCTCTCACCGTTCTTGATCGCTGTCTCGATAATGTAGCGATAGAGGGCAGGGTTGCCTGTCGAGTTGGCCTCTTTGTCGACAGCAGGCAAAGCGAACACCGACACATCGAGGTAATCGGTGCGGAACTCGTACCGGATGTCAGCCAGCTCGCCAACCTGAGGGGTGGTCTGGTCTTGAATTGGAAGCCCTGGATCGAATGAGTTGCCACCGATGGTGACTGTGGCTTCGGAATAGGGGCCGTCTTCTCTGATGCTGTACTTGGCGCCCAGGGCCACCCATTGGGCTGAGGCTATCCGGAGGGTATTCTTGTCCCCCCGGAAGACCAACTGAATCACCCGGCCGCTGCCGTTGTTATCGTAGGCACGGCTGACCTCGATGTATTCTCCGGCCGTCGGATTTGGGATGCCTTGGATCGTTGCCATGTTATTCGACAGCCTGAGCTGTTCTGCCTGTGTTTACCCGAATCGCCCTGGTCTCGTTTGTCTGCATCTTGATCTGACCGACCATGGTGTTGACCCAGCCCGGGGCAGCTGGCTCGGTGAACATTGCGGTCTCCCGTTTGGCTCGAGAGTTGATAACACCGACTGCGCCACGTTCCAGTGGTAAAGCTTCAAAGCGGCGATCAGCCTCTGTTGATGGCGCAAAGGCTTCTTGTATGCCTGCCTTAACAATAGATCCTTTACCCATCAGCATCTGAAAAATGCCTTCCATGCCGTCTTTTAGGTCTTCGGTGTCCTTTGCAGCCCTCTCGGTTGCGTCGGCCCAAAAGCCGACCGTTGGAATAGCTGAGACAAGAAGCTGCCTCTTCATTTCATCAATGCGGTCGGCCATCTTTCCGACTGCATCAATCTGTTCTTTTGTGATGAGATTGATTGGCCCAAGATCCTTTATCTTGGACATAGCACCTGCAGCCTTGAATGCCTTCTCACCCAGGATGGCGATCATTGCGGCCTGCGTCTGAGCGCTCTTTCCTGAGTCTTGGTGCGCTTGACCCATCCGCTCAATCAGCTCGATGTTGGACAGGCTTTTGTCGTTCAGCTCGGCCACAGACAGGCCGAGTGCCTGGAAGTATTCCCGGGCTTTGCCGCCCTCCTCGATAGCCTTCAGGCGCTCTTGGCTGACTTTGGTAATCGACTTGGCCATGGCCTCGAATGAGACGCCTGTCTGGCCTGCCAGCACCTGAAGGCGCTGCACGTCGTCGGTGCTGATGTTGAGCTGCTCCGAGAGGTCGCCAATGGCGTCGGCTGTCTCGATCACCTTGGAAGCAAAGGCGCCGATTGCAGCCACTGATAGGGCGCCACCGAGTTGAGCGCCGACACTTGACCTGAATTTGTCGGTCATGCTGGTGGCTCGTTTGAGGCCGCCCTCAAATGAGCTGCCGTCCAGGCCCAGCTTTGCAATGAGTGAGAAGATGGCCATTTCAGTTCCTGATTGTGCTTTGTTCCTGAGCGTAGCGCCAGAGGGCATCCTGCTCATTGCTCCAGAGCTCGACCTGGCCGTTCATCTCGGCGTGCGTTAGGAACAGCCGTTCTGCATCAATGACAGGCATATTGATCACCGTGATCTCGTCGAATCCAATGCTGACTAGGCCGACCAGGATCCGTTCCGGCCAAGGCATGGTTGCCGAACGCTGGCCAGATCCAGGACGGCGCAACACCTCCGGGCAGTCTGACTGGTTGGTTATCCATTCCTGAACCGATTGGCACTGTTTGATAAGATCAGCCTTCTTAACCTTCTGGCGCATGATCCGCAGCGGCAACCACCGCAGCCAGGAGCGCATCGTCTTGACCGATTCATAGATCGGTTGGCTGCAGACAACAGCCACCTCGACAAGATCTTGGGCCGACGCGTTGCCACCATAGACAAATGGTGAACCCATCCGATGCAGCAGCAGGGCATGGCCAACACTAAAAGGCACCAGGCGAAGCCCCATCACAATGGGACAAGGCTTCGATGTAGCGTTTAGGATGTCGGCCAGGGCGGTCACAGGTTGGTGGCCGCGCCAGCGCTGATCGCCGGGAAGCGCTTGAGAGTGATCGTCCCGGTGGCTTTGCCGGTCTGGGTGGTCTTGATTGAACCACCGCCGGCATAGATCCATCGACCACCGCTGCCGGTGTTGATGGCGTCGGCATAACCTGCGACATTGATCACTGGAGCGTTGGTGATCGCAACAGTCCCGTTGCCTTGAGGCAACGAGCATCCGTAGAGACGCTCGTTAAGTGCAGTGGCTGCCGTGGCATTCGTTCCAACAGGAACGAAATTGACGGTCAGGGTCAGGCGGTTGTTGTAGGCAATGTGGCCGACCACCTCGCCGTTGTTATTTCGCACCTCCTCGGTGTCGCATTCGCCGGTGATGTCGTAACTTTCGATCTCGGGCGAGATGTAGCCGGTGACAATGAGGGCGCCGGCGGCGTCGTACATTGCCAAGGTCGCCGGTGATCCAAAGAGATATTTATTTCCGTGTACGTTAGCCATAGGTGTCTGAGGTTAGATGGTTGCGCTGCAGTAAAGGGTGAAGGTCCTGGTGAACGTCCTGGACCGATTAGAGATTGAGGCAGCCCCAAAGTCCAGAGGGGCGGCGAACTGGGCCGTAAACGGGCCGCTGGCGTCGTTTGATGGCGCGTCCAGGGCAGAGGCGCCGGACTCGTCAAAGAGCGGCAGGATCCGATTGTCGAGCACCTGCACGGTGGTCAGGACATCGGCCTCGTCGGTGTCGTCTGCAGATAACTGCAGCTCGACAGCGATCTCCAGCTCGCAGGTCAAGTCGGTGCGTTGCACAGGCCTGGCCGAGTTGGTCGAGACAACTAGGCGCGGGAAGTTGGGCATGACGTCCTGCTCGTCGGGGTCGTCGTATAGGCCGCGGCTGTAGGATGTCAGGCAGGTCGGTGTACCGGCACCGGCGGCCGACCAGTCGGCGGCTGCCAGGTAGTCAGCCACAGCTTTCTCAGCTCTTAGGGCAACGGCGTTCATTTGATGGCGATCCCGTTATCTTCGAGCACCTTGCCGTTTTGCAACATGGCCTCGGTCATGTGGTTGGTCAGCTCGGCCAGCTCGTCGTCCATGGCCTTCTGCATGGCCTGGTTGTAGATCATTGCCACCCGGTTGTACTGGTTGTCAGCCACACCGGCAGTCATCACCACCGAGGCCGTCGGGTTGAAGCCTGGCACGGCCTGGATTCCTCGGGCCTTGGTGCCCTTGTGAACGGCCACGTTCTCCTCGGGCAGGCCGTATTGGTTGGCCAATGAGACCAGGGCGGCATTGGTCTTCTTCGGCGCCTTGTAGCCTGCAGGCTTTGACAGAGGCTTCCATTTCGGGCTCTGGAACTGAGTGAAGCCCTTGTTGTAGATCCGGATGATCTTTACCACACCGGAGCGGAGGTAACCGACTGATCCAATAGCCTTCCGCATCAAAGCAGAGGCTGCTGCCTTCATCTCCTCGCCGTAGAGGCCACGGCGTCCAGCCTTGGCTTCCTTCGACTGGGCGATCAGGTGAACCCGGCGAAGCAGGCGGGACTTGCCGATGCGTTTGCCGGTCTTCTTGGACTTCCGATTGATGTTTCCCAGCGGTGTGCCGAGGTAGTCGGCAATGCGGCGCCGTTCTTGTCCTGGGCTCTTAGGCGGCACCAGGACGAACAGCCGCACCATTAGGTAAAAGAACCGGGAGTTAACTGCCTTGTGAAGGTCTCGGCTCGTCTGGGTCAGATACTGCTTCATGGCAGCATCGAACCGACTGGAGTCGACCGTCATGTTGACGACAGGTCTCACCGGGTCTTGGCTCCTAGTTCGAGGCTGTAGTAAGCGCCGGAGGCATCGACCCGGCAGGACAGAATCCGCAGGGTGCGTCCCTGGTAGACCAGCGTGCGGCCGACCACCGGCCTGGGCTTGCAGAAGGTCAGTGCGATGCGGTCGGTGTTTTCCTGCAGCAGATAGTAGCCGTCCTCCTTGAGCAGCCGGGAAAACTCGGTGCCCTGGTCGAGGGTGTACAGCGTGGTATCCATCGTGACCAGGGTGCTGTCCCAGGTCTTCCAGTCGGAGAACTTGACCAGAATCCTCGATGCCACGTTGTCCTGGAAGCCACCGGGCACTGGTGTGTTGGCATCGGTGACCATGGCCGGGATGCACCGGATCGACGAGCCTTCCCAGATAAACATCGGCGCCCCAAGCATCTGCTGGAGCACAGTCATGCCCTGCTGGAGACTTGAGCCGATGATGGTCACGGTGTGGTAAAGAAGATTCCGGTCACGATCAATCGAGACGTAGCATTGACGTGCTGCGTTAATTGCAGCGCGTCCCCGTTCTCGTAGTGCGTTAACTGTGCGTAGTTGGTGCCAGCCTGGATGTAGCCTTGGATATCGGTTTTGGCAGCAGAAGCCAGGTTGTCGGCCCAGAACTCTACCGACCCGGAATAGGTCGATGTGGCTGGCAGACTTAGCCTCAGCTCTCCTGAGGCAGCACCGGAGGCCGCGGTGACGGTCAGATCCACCGTAAACCAGCGCAGATTGCCAATCTCAGTGTACCGCGCGGTGTTGACCGTTACTGTGAAGGTCCGGCCACCACCCGCATCGGTCAAAGTCGGCACATAGGCAGTCGCAGAGTTGAGCGCCGAAATATCGGTGTAAAGCTCGGTGAAGTTGTCGTTGAGCTTCTGCCCGGCGCCCCGGAGGGTGTCCCCAGTGTTGTCGTTGGCGATTGCTCCGATGTTGATGATTTGTTGGGCCATATCAGTTCTTCGGTAGTGCGTACCAACCTTCTGCGAGCGTTATACGGTTCTTGGAGCGCACAGGAGCGCCGTCCGCACCTTTGACCCAGACGCGAGCCTTAACGCTCTCAGCAAGGCGCACAGGCTCGCCGTGGGGCACATAGACCACACGGGTCTGACAGCCACAGCTAGACGCCAGACTTATCAATGCGATCCAGCAGCTTTTGCTTAAGCTCGGGGTCGGGTTTGGCATCTTCGGCGGTGGGTTGTGTTTTGGCCAGGCCGGTCAGCCATTTTAGGATGGCTGTCACGATCTGCTCGATTACGTTCATTCAGCCTTCTTCTCGGCGTCCTTGGCCCAGATCAAGCCGATGCCAGCGGTGACGGCGGCAATGGTCGCAGTGATGTCCAGATGGGTGGTCGGATCACCGTCGAAGAGGGCTTTGAGAGCCCCGCCAACAGCGATGAGTATGGCACCGATGCCGGCGAGCGTGGTCTTGGTGTTTTTCATTTTGATCGGAATAAGCGATATGCACCGTAGATAGCGCAGAGTAAGCCAATCACGGCGGTGATAAGTCGAACGATGTCGGTGAGCCAGGGGATAAACGAAACAGCGGTGGCCGCTGCTGCGCCGCCCATGGAGGCGATCATCTGATTTGTGTCACCGCCGTGATTGGAGTTCATTTACTCGGATGCTTTGGGTTGGGCTGCTGCGAGGATGATGTCGGCCAAAGGAACGCCGACCTTGGCGTTCTGGTAGCCACCGGCCTTGATGGCGATGTCGATGAGTTGGAGCAGGCTATTGGTCTGCTCCTGAGTCAGTTCGATCTTGATCATGCGGCGGGAGCATCGGCAACAACGACAGGCTCGGCAACAACAACCGGCGCAGGCGGAACCCACGGCAGCGGCAGCACAACAACCGGCGGGTTGATCTGCGCTTCGATCTGCGCGGTGACGTTGGCCTCAATCGCGGTCTGATCGACTCCGTTCTGATAGCACCAGTCCAGCACCTGCTGCTGCGTCAAATCAGGATACGGCGTGAAGCTGCCAGTCGGCGGAGCGAATGAGCAGCTACCGTAGCAGGTGCCGCTGTAGGTCTTCTCGTCGTCGCCGGTGCCGGTGGTTTCGGTGCCGTTGCAACGCCAGTCGGCGGTGATGACGACATCGGAGTAGGTGCCTTCGACTTTGCGGACGAGAAGGCGTTCGATGAGCCAGAGGATGGTCATAAATTAGGCTTTCTTGAGAGCGTTGACTTCGGAAGCGAGTTCTTGGATGGCGGCGACAAGAATCGGAACCACTCGGGACATATCGACTCCCTGCGGCTTAATGCTGCCGTCTTCATTGAGTGCATCCTTCTCACCGCTGACAGCAGCCGGAACAACTTCTGCAAGTTCGTGAGCGATAAAACCTTCGCCATTCGAGCCGTCAGCTTTCCACTTGTAGATCGAAGGCTTCAGAGCGGAAACGCGAGCCAGTCCTCCGGTGAGAAGCTGAACAGATTCCTTCAGTCGATAATCTGAAGTGCTGTTGAAGGTACACGCAGAAGCCGTTACCGAGATATTGCCAACAGCAGAGTTTGCTTTGTAGAAATTAAGAGCCGCACCATCGGTTCCATCTCGACGGAAATAACCGCAGGTTCCGTTGTCGATTTTTGAAGCAATGTATGCATTGTTGCCAGAACCATTGATTGAGAATCCACTGGACGTTGTTGCAGCACCCACGTTTGGGGCAGTAGTAGTTCCGACCAATAACACCCCCGACGCATCCAGCGTCATCGCCTGCGTGTATGTGATTACGTTGCCAGCGGTGCCGGAGGGGGCGATGAACCACGAATGAACCGACGAAGCGCGATAGAGTGAAGCGGTGTCAGTTTGCAGGTATTTGTAAGCACCCGCCCCGCTGTTGTATGAATTGAAAGAAAGCTCAATGTTTCCTGAAGAGCTTTGTGCCAACGAACCATAAGCCCCAAACTGAATAGCTTTTGCTCCAGCCACCCACGCACTCGGCGTAACTCCGATGCCGACGTTGCCGGAGGAGTCGATGCGAGCGCGTTCAGTTCCATTGGTTCTAAACGTAAGAGGATTTGCTCCGCTGACAGCGATATCGCCTCCACCTCCACTGTTCGACAGATCAAAATTGATCGAATTGGCAAGCAGTCGCAGCTTCGCGCCATTCGTTTCATCCTGCATTATTGCAGTAGCCGTTGCGTTATTTCCAGTAACATACAACGGAACAGTCGGACTCGCCGTCCCAATACCCACCCGATTGTTCGTCGAATCCACCTTCAGCGTGCTGGTGTCCACCGTCAGGTCGCCGGTGATGGTGGCGCTGGCGAGCGTGGCGGTGCCGCCTGCGCCGAGGAGTTGATTGATTGTCGACTTTTTGGTCGTGCCGCTGGCGGCCATTGACGTATCGGAGACATCGACGATCACCAACGGGTCGGCCGTTGGATCAACTGTTGAGATAGCCGTTAAGGCCGTAATTTTTGAGTCTGCCATATCAGTAAACGGTAAGGATGAACTTGTCGGAGTTTTCGGTTAGTAAAAGGTCGGTGCCGTCTTCCAAAGCGATTCGGTCGTAGGTGCCGAACGACAAAACGATCTTGCCGGAGGCATCTTCTTGCAGGACGAAGAATTCGTCCTCCTGGAGCATATCGCGCCGCAGGATCGGCATATCGAAGCCACCGGCCTCGCCGGATGGCGCTCGATTGGTTCCGATGCCTATGCCGAGTCTCATGTCTTAGAAGGTGCGAGCCAGGAATGCCACAGCCTTGCCAGAAGCCAGTTGAAAGCCGGTGATGTCACCGCACAGCGGGAAGCCGGCCGGCAGTGTGATTCCAGTCCAAGTCCCAGAGATCCCGGTGCCGGTGATCGAAGTAAACACGGTCGGCTCAGTCGGAATGACGGCCGAGAAGTTGCCAGTCTGGGCAGCCGTGGTGGTCACCGGGAAGAATCCCTGGCGCCCCATGCTGTATTCCATCGAGATGTCTGCTTGAACGGCCATTTTTTGTCTTGGTTAGAGGGGAGGCCACCGGAACTTTCCAGCAGCCTCCCCAATTTCGGTTGGTTAACCTCTGCGAACTTTCGGTGCCAGGGCTCCCTGTATCCACAGGATGAGCTTGCCTCCTTCGGGAACGGTCGCGGTGTTGAAGCCTTCGCGCTGGAGCGTCGGGTCGACTTCGGGACCAGAAACGAGCTTGGTCTTGCCGTTCTTGTCCACCGAGATGGTAGTTGCGATTCTCATGGGTCAGCCGATTAGGCGGTGATGAGAACTTCGGCCTGCGTGGTATCCGCAGCCGCGGCGCCAAACATGATGTCGTAGGACGCCATGTGAGCGCGGGTGGCGCGGCTGTACCACACCGACAGCAGGACCGACAGGCCGTTGGACAGCTCGACGGTGCGCTGCTCGAGGAACTCACCGGCGATCATGCCGACCGGCAGACCAGAGGCCACCGCAATAGCGTCTTGGCCGCAGACGAAGCCGGCGGTGTTGGCGATGGCGCCGGTCCAGTCGTTCTGCTCGAGGATGTTGGCAAAACCGAAGTAGCCGTTGTTCAGGGGGCCGTAGCGGCTGTCCGGGAACGGGTTGGTGCCGGCGGCAGCCGTGAATTGGCCGGAGAACATGAGGCGAGCCAGGTGGCCACCGTCGAGCAGCAACAGCTTCTGGCGGTAGTTCTTGGCCAAGGCCAAGATCGCCGGGAGATCGGAGCTGTCGAAGTTGGCAGCCGTGCCGATGGTCGTGCCGGCGCCGTAGTTACCGGAGGTCATGACCGCGGTGACCTTCTTCGAGATACCAAGGGCGAAGATCTCAGCACTGCCCTGAGACAAGTCGGAGAGGGCGAAGCCCTGGTTGAGCTCCTGCTGGGTGACCGTGAAGGTCTTGGTGATCTGGTTCACCGTCACCGAGGTGGCGGCCAGCGTAGATTGGTTGGCAGCGCCGTCCTCGAAGTTGGTGGCGTTGTCGACAGTGGCGTCGCCGGTGGTGAACTTCTTGACCTGCACCGTCGCACGGGGGCGGAGGTTATCCAGGCCGACGTTGCGGGTGAAGTTGCTGATCATGGCCAGCTTGGAAGTGGCCACGGTGATCACGGCGTCGGCGAGGTAATCGACAACCAGGCCAGAAGCGAAGGTGTTCGCGTTCTGGGGGGCGATCAAAGCCGACTGGCGGAGCAGTTCGCTGTGGTTCTCGACCAGGAAGCGCTGGCGCTCGGCACCGGCCCGGAGGCTCTTGTGCTTCTCCAGGAGCGGGTTGCCGAGGTTCTGGATCACCGGCCGGAGAGGCTCGGGAGCAGGGGCGGCGGTGATGCCTTTGGCGCTGATGGCAGCGGCAACGGCCTTGGCCACAATGGCGTCGATGTCGAGGGCGGACGGCGCACTAGGAGCGGCCGCCACCACGGTGTTTGTATCAGTCATGTTGTGTGGTGTCTGCTGTGATGTCGGCGCGGTTGTCGCGCCATCGGCGGCAGCGTCGGTGCTGCCGGTCGAAATCTTGTCGTCGATGGTCTCTTCGAGCTCTTCGCGTTCGAGCTGAGCATAGAGAGCCTTGAACCAGTCGCGGCCAGCGGCGCCGCCCCATAGGTTGGCAGCCACATCGGCCGGTGTGTTGGGCTCGGCCTCGAGGAATCGCTCATTGCGTCCCCACCAGGCGTTAGCCTTTTCAACCTTTTCCTCGGTCGGGGCCTCGCCGGCGACCAGCGCCTCGGCTTCGAGCACCGTCTGCTTTTCCAAACCATCACCGGCGAGGCCCTCGGCGTATTGCTCGAGACCGCGGCGAAGATTGTTTTTGACGGTCTCCGGGGCGGTCTTGGTGACAGCCCGAGGGTGCCAGCAGGCTGCAATGGCCATCTGCTCCTCGGTCATCTTGTCGGCCAGGCCGAACTGGATGGCCTCCTGGGCGGTGAACCAGGTCTCTTCCTTCATGGCTGCCCGGATCTGTGAGGTCGGGCGGCCGGTCACCTTCGAGTAGATACCGGCCAGCACCTCAGCGTGTTGATCCAAGGCGTCGGCCATTTTCCGCATCTCCTCCGAGGTGCCTGCCACCATTCCGGAGGGATCGTGAATCATGAAAAGAGCCGCGTCGGCGATCTCAACAGTGTCGCCGGCCAGAGCAATGATCGAAGCAATCGAGGCAGCGATACCGACCACCCGGGTAGTAACGGGCGCCTGCCGGCCGCGAAGCATATTGTAGATGGCCAGGCCGTCCCAGACGTTGCCGCCGGGGCTGTTGATCTCAATTACAAGAGGGCCTTGGCCGACGTCCTGTAGGGCCTGGCTGAAGGCCTTGGCCGAAATACCGGAGCCACCGAACCAGTCCTCACCGATCTGATCGAAGATCTGGAGGGTGGCCGGCTCCGAGGCCGAGGCCCGGGGCTGGTAGGAAAGCCAGTTGTTGATCTTAGTCATTCTGATTTCTTGGATCTGGGTTTCCGTTTCTTAGCCACCGCAACCACCTGCTCGATGGGTTGGGACGGTATAGCCTCGGGCATTGTACCTGATGGATCTGCCTCAGCAGCCATCTCAGCAGGCTCAGGCGCGATGGGTTGCTTCTGGGCGGTCGAGATCTCGGAGACATCGAGGCCATATTTGGCAGCCAGGTCTTGGATGTACTTTGCCTGTTGGGCCTTGGCCTCGAGAGCAGATCGCCAGTCGATGCCTCGGGCGCCGTAAATCTCGTCGTAAGTAGTTACGCCGGCCGTCAGCTCGGCGAGTTGGGCCGATGAGTTGCGGCCGACATCGACATTCGGAGCCCGGGGGGCCTGGATGGCGATCTCGTACCAGTCGTCGGGAGAATCTCGCAGGCTTGGATCGGTACGGATGGCGTATTCCATCACATATTCCCATATCCTACGGGCGGCCGAGGCCATCACCTGGTGACGGCTCCGGAACCACACCGAGGACATGTCGAGGGCGCCGCGGTAGACCGTGCCCTGCATCCCTTCCGGGAACACCAGGACGTAGGGGATGCCGACGCCGGCACAGACCTTCTCGGTCAGGCTGCGCCAGTATTCGCGCATATTGACGTTGGGGCGGTCGGCCTGGAACTGCTCGAACTCGTCACCGGACTTCAGCACCTTGACCGTGCTGCCGAATACGTTCTCGTAGTAGGTCTGGGCGGTGCCCTGGCTTCCAACCACACCAGAACGGAGGCTGCTGGCCTGCACCTCACCGGAGCTGGTCTTGATCACCTGGGCCACGCTTGAGGCGAGCTTGCAGGATTCCATTTCCAGCTTCTGAAGGTCGTCCAGGTCGTGCAGGTCGTTAATGACGCACGCCACGAATGGCAGGCCACGGAGCTGGCCGGCACGCTGGGCCTCGTAGATGTGGACGATGGAGTCGGAAGATATTGACCGGATCTCGGTGAGTTGGCCTTGGTTCGTTTCCTGCCCAATAAAGTAGGAAAGAGCGCGGCCTGTTTTGGTATCAAACCGGACTCCATCGAAGATGTCCGGAGATTGCTCCTGGCCGGTAGGTGTCGCCACCTGTTGAGGCTCAATGAGCTGCAGACGGGGGCGACCCGAGTCTCCCTTGGTCAGAAGCAGGAAGGATTCGCCATCGTAGAACCAGCCACGGGCGGCTAGGCTCATGAGAGTTCCGAAAGACTGCCGGGATCCGATGTCGGGGTAACGGCTCCAGGTGTCCCACCATTTCTTCGCGCGGAGATTCCAGTCTGGATCCGAGGAAGCCGGCTGCACCGAGAAGTTGCTGCCGACCGTGTAGTTCTCGAACAGGTCACCGAGGCGATTCATCACCGCGTTGTTCTGCTCGAAGAATCGGGACTTCCGAACGATCTGCTGCCGGGTCGAGGCAGTGACGTCGAACCGCACCGAGGTGTAGCTGGTATCGAGGAAGGAACGCCGGATCGAGTTGGACGCGCCCTCGTAGCGGTTTACCGGGGCCGACCGAAACTTAGCCAGGATGTTGTCGAGGAATCCCATTAGGTCATCCCCGTTCTGATGGCGCCCTCTCGACGGAAGTTCGAGAAGTCACCGCCGTAACTGGTCACAGCGACCAGGACAACGGCCAGCATCTTGTTGAAGATCTGGGTGTCGGTAGGGGCGGCGATTCCGTCCTGGCCGAGTAGGTAGACCGCCAGCTCGTAGTCAGCGATCAGGCTTTCCCACATCTCGACCATCTCGGAAGGCGTGGGAGCGCCCTTACCGGGCTCGGCGAATTCCACCGAAACATCTGAGGAAGATGTCGATCGGACCACCTGGCCAGACTCGATCACCGAGGCCGCGGCAATGACCTTCGAGGTCAGGGCGGCCAGCAGTGTGGCGCCACCGAGGGCGCTGTAGACACCGCGAAGATAGGCACGCTTGATTGCGACCGTAAAAGTGAACACCTCGGGCTGGAGGCTTTCACATTTTTTAGCCTGTTCAATAGCTTAGCTAAGACTGGACATCGCTTGACGTGAGGTCATTCCAGAGCATCACCATGGCCAGTTGCATGATCTCGCAGTCATGCAGATGGTCGGGCCACTTTTGGTTGCGCTTCACCCAGACGTGTTTGATCCGGCCGGCTCGGTTGGCTTGGGGCCGCAGCAGGTGGGAGTCGAGGTGACGCCAGTAGAGATCCGGATCGGCCACATAGGCACCTTCGGCCTGGACGCTGGGCGGCTCCTGGTGGACGCCCCATTCTCGGTCGATGTCGCCTTTCCGGAGCCTGGACAGCATATCCCTGAGGTGCTCGGTGTCGAACACCAGGAGGGGCTGAACCACGTCGGTACGCATCGAGGAAGATGTCGAAAGGCCAAACGGGTGCACCGCCCCGCTCGATGTCGTGAACCGGGCGCCGGTCTCCCTGCCTTTGAGCGGCAGCCATCCTACCAGGGCGGGCTTTCGGAGACCGCCCTCCGGTGGGAACCGCAGGCCGCACGGGTAGCTGATAGGGTTGGAGGTCACCGAGGAATAACTGGCGCAGGCATCGTAGACCGTCTGGGTGTTGAAGCCTGAGTCAATGCCCACATCCATGTCGTGGACCTCAAGTGCCACCTGCACCCGTCGAAGGGCGGCGAAGTCGTCGGCATGGCCGGCAGCCACCAGGGTGGAGTTGCCGTCCTTCCATTCCCGGCAGACCCACCAGAGGAACGGCGCCACAGCCTGGACGTCTGCCGTCAGGTAGCGGCGGCCTCCGGTGATCGTGACCGCGGCCGAGGCCTCGGGGCGTTCCTGCTGCACGTCCTGCTGCTCCCACGGCTCGGCCAAGTTGCCGTTGATGAAGCCCTGCAGGCCGGCCATGGATGCCTTGGCCTCGATGAAGGCCACGGCCAGGTGTCCCCAGGTGCACTTGCGATCCGGGCTGTAGAGGCTCGACAGGTGGTAAGATCGAACACCGGGCATGGCGTTGGGATTCTCTGGGCGCCATTGGCCATGGCGGAGGGCTGCCACCTTGTGGGCGTCGGTGATGTGTCCAAGGCAGAGCTGGCAAACGTAGTGGGCCGAGGCCCGGATCTTGGCCAGGTCGTGCTTGCCGTCCTCGGTCTTGGCGTCGTCCCAGGTGACCTGCCGCCACTCGAGCTTGATCAGCTCCCGGCAGTGGGGGCAGGGCAGGTAGTAGCGCCGCTGGTCGCCGCGCAGGAAGCGCTGCCAGATCCGGCCTTCGACCACCGTGGGCGTCGAAGTCATAAAGGCTTTGGAGCTGGAGAATGACTTGAGGCGCTGCTCAGCCAAGTCGAGGGCGTCGGCCTCCTTGGCCGTAGCCTCGGCGAACTTGTCCACCTCGTCGGCGATCAGCACCCGTACCGGACGGCTGGCTAGGTTGGCCGGGCTGTTGGATCCGACAAAAGTCAGGGTCGACCGGGTAAAGTTCTGTTCGAGGTTGGTTATTTTATCAGACTCAGCCGGGAAACACTCGAGCATGGCCGGGCTGTCCTCGAGCATGGGCAGCCAGCGGCTCTTAGAGAATGACCTGGCCAGGTTCTCGGAAGGCATCAGCCACAGGGCCGGGCTTGGCTCGTTGGCAATCAGCCAGGCCAGGCCGGCCATCAGGGTGGTCGTCTTAGAGGTCTGCGATCCCCAGCACAGCGTCACCTCGGAGACCGACGGGTCTTTCCAGGCTTCCATTGGCTCCCGGGTGTAGGGTCGCACCGAGGTGGAGAACGGCCCCGGGTGCTCGGTCTGCCGTTGGGTCAGTCTAAGGTTAGCTTCGGACCATTCGACCACCGTCTGCTGCGGGGTCGGACGGTAGAGGCTCCGGCGGTAGTCTAGGAGACTGCGCTGGAGGTCGGTCAGGATTTCCATGGGTCGGTGTTGTGCAGTGTCTTTAGGCAGACCTCCTGGACCCACCTGGTCAGCTCGATCTCGCAGTGCTCCGGGTCATGCGGTGCAATGCGGCCTGAGAGTTGTTTCGGCATGGCCTTTAGTAGGGAAGCCACCGCCCCATCGTGCTCCTGCATGACCCGGCGCACCCAGTCGCCAGAAACCAGCCGGCGCTCCTTCTCGGCCTGGGCGATCACCTCGTCCCGGGCGCTGGTCAGGTTCTTGGCTGCTGCGGCATGGATCGCAACCAGGCGGCCTGCATCGGCTCGACCGCCCCGGAGGGCATCGACTGCCAGGTCGTAGGCTGCACGCTCGATTTGCCGCTGCCGCTCGTAGGCGCCCTGTGGCGAGTCGATAGCCGCGGTGGCTGTGTCGATGGGGTTCGAGGCTTCCGCGGGCCTGTAGGGGCCTTCTTGTTCGATTGCGGTGGGTTCTGGTGTGGGCGGTGTTTCTATGTGTTGCGTCGTGGACTTGGCCCGGATGTTTTTCTTGCGCCAGGCATCTGCGGCCTCGGGACTATGCATAGGCATTCCCTTTGCAGCCAGTTGGGTGACGTAGCCGTGCGAAACACCGGCGTGCTTGGCGTATTCCCGCTGGGTCATGGCTTTAAGGCTCCCAGGATCTCGGGAGGCAGCATCGAGTTGGGCACGGTCGAGGCGTACTGCAAGGCCCGGAAAACACCGTCGCGCCTGCTGTCCTGCGGGTTGGGCACGCAATAGCTGGCCAGTTGCTCCGGCGGGGTGCCACGTTTCATCAGGCGGATGAACCAGGCCACGTTGGCAACACCGTATTGATCCACCAGGAACTGTATGTGTGTTGAATGCATAGATATTGTTTTTTGTGCTTGATCACACAGAACGATAGGGGTCTCGCGTTCACCA